GTGGTTTGTTCTATCCTTTAAATCTTTGAATTTGGCTGTGGTAACAGCAAGATCTTCGTTGTGTTCTCTTATTTGTGATGGACTCATTGTTCGAACAGAAGCTAGTTCATCCAACTCTTTGTCAGCATCTTCAACATCTTTTGTTAATCTAGCGACATCCTTTTCTAATTTTTTAATTTTGGTAGGATTAGCTTTTTTTGTTAAGGTTTCAATATCCGGCAGCCATCCATTAACAGCAGCTTTTGCGTGTGATAATTCCTCAGTTACTACAATAATTTGGTGGGTGGCAGTTTTTAATTTGTTTTTGGGATATAATATTTTAGTGCGGATTTTATCCATTTCACCATTCAGAGCATCAACATCTTCAACACAAGCTTTTAATACAGTAGTTGCTGTTTCTTGATCAGCGTTCGCTTTTGATATTGCACTAGTACATTCTGCGATTTTATCTTTTGTTTCTTTGAATTGTTGTTTGCAGTAGGGACAAGTGTTATCAGCTAAATGTTCCAATTCTTTAGTATTTGATACAATTATTTTATTACATTCAGCCAGATCTTTTGTGATTACGTTTTGTTCTTGTAATATTTCTTGTTCGGTATCAGCCAAACTATCTAATGTTGTGTATAGTTTTGTTTGTTGGTCAACATCCATATCCACCCAGTCTTTCAACCTTTGTTTGATGTCAATGATAAGTTCTTTGTTCTTAGTTTCCCAATTTTCCGAACCCACTTGTGCATATTCCAAATCCTTGAGAACTGTTTTTTCATCATTCAGATCACGTTTGTATAGTTCAAGCGAGTGTTTAACATCTTCGGTTACGTGTATAATGGTGTCAGATTTGTCCAACATTTCCATTTCGGCATCAATATCAATTTGTAGCAATGCATTCAATTTGTTTGAACACTCTTTGATGTCTGCTTTGTTGTTATCTTCCCACTCAGCAGCACGGATGTATGCTCGTTCGTATTGTTTGACAAAACGGTGGCATTCTTTATTAGCTTGAATTATGTGTTCATCTTCCATTTCCACGGAACGTTTGGTATCTTTGATTTGTTCTTTGAGGGCTTCACCTTTATCAGACAACAACTTCAAATCCAACAATTCTTCAAGCATGTTAGCCTGTTGTCTCATTGGTAAATTTAAAAATTGAACATTGACCGCAGAAAAGATAATGACACGAACAAACAAATCGTGAGGCATATTTAATATGCCTTCAATCAATGCGTTTGTGTTACCAATGCTGTCTGGAGTAATATCATTATCATCTTCCCACAATTCAACACCATTCCCTTTCATTTTACGGTAACGACGTACTTTATAGTGGTGTTTATTCTTCTCAAACTCAACAACAACTTCCATGTTTTTGTTGTTTATGTTGTTGATTAATCCATCTTTTGATATATCAGATACGGGTTTATCATACAATCCGTATGATATAGCATTGATAATTGTAGACTTTCCAGATCCATTGCTACCACTTATGATTGTTGTTCCGGTTTGGACTAAGTCAACTTTAGTTGGATTTGATCCGTATGATTGAAAGTTTTGAAATTGTACGGATATTAATTTAGTCATCGGCTTGTTTTGTTTGTAGGTTTTGGTAGATGTTAACCAGCATATCATTGTCGATATGTTCAGTTTCGATACCTTGTAGCATTTCACACACCATTTCATTAGTGCTGGTAGATTTAATTTCCACGATGTCTTCGTCAACCTCTGTTTCGGCTAATGCTTCTCGTATTTCTGCTGATTCTTCTAAGTTGAAAGCTCTGAGGTGGTATTGGTCAACAAATGTTTTTCGTAATAGACTTCCTTCTGAATAATCAATAGGAACATCTACTGTACATTTAACTCTAGCTCCATCAGCTAGATCTGGATTATCAAGTAGTTCTGATAATTTAACATTCAAATATATTGGACAATCAGGCCAATCAAAAAACTCTAATGAGTCTGTGATGTGATCATATGTAGCCATACCACGATCGGTATCACCTTCATCACCAAACGATGTCGGGAAACAATTTCCTATATAAGTTATATTCTTTTGGGTTTGTCTTTTGTGAAAATGTCCGGATAATATTAGTTTTGGTTTTTTAAAATCTAGTGGATCTGGTCCACCTTTCATTTTGTTACTATATCCAGTAATAACAAAACCAGAAAATTCGAAATGACCAGCCCATAGTGGGATATCTGAGTATTCTGTTAATTTGGTATATTCATCATGAAATAAATACGGACACAACAACATTCCATCTTTGCCAATTTCTGATCGTACTTCAGGCTCATATATTGGAATAAAATTGGTAAACTGCTCGAAGTGGATGATGGAGTGAATTTCTCGTGTGTGTCTTTTATATAAATCGTGATTACCAATAATAAAGTATATTGGTAGATCCAGATCATTTAACATTTTAGCTCCACGTTGAGAGTAATTTAGTGTTAAAATATCAATAGCACTACGTTCCTGGTTCCAGTCACCCAGAAATATAACATGATCTATTTCAGGATCATCTTTAACATTTTTACAAAACCATTCTAAGAATTTGATGCAATCTTCGTTGTGTTGAACGGAGTTTGACTTTGCACCGAAATGTAGGTCAGTAAACAATGCACTCTTTTTTAATGTTTTCATTTTGCTTCTTCGGAATTATCTTCGTTTAAACGTGCAGCAACTTGTTGATTTTGACCGTGATCTTCTTCGTCTTCCATATAATGGGAAGCACTTGCATGTTCCATCTGATAGTTTAGGGATGGTGTTAATCCATTTTTTACCATAAGGACATCACGAACGTTTCTGTGTTTCTTTTCTTGGTTTAGGTATTGTATAAATGAATTTTTGATGCATTGGGTATAGAATGCAAATGGGTTATCGCTTTTGTCTGGTTTAAAAGATCGCCAAGTTCTGACTAGCATCATCATAGCATAAGCTTGCATATCATCATTAAATGTGTAACCAGCATATTTGGCTGATGTTGCATATTTTTTTGTTAATAGTGTTAACATTGCTGCTAAAGTATCAGACATTTGATCTTTTTCTTTGCTGTCTATTACTTCAGCCATAAGAATTTTGCGATCTATATAATACTTTCCTTTTTTCTTTGGTGTCTTTTTTGGTGCTTCTTTTTTTATTTTCATGTACAAACTCCTTGTATGCACCCATTATACATCATAAAATAGTGATAGGCAACTATCATAAATATACAGATATTAATACACTAAGGATAGATACATGGCAGCAAATCCATATGCGGCACGATTAAGTAATGAACGGGGTGAATCCGTTATATTTGAAGCAACGCCAGACATAATTGAAACACGGAACGTAAACTATAGTACTATGGATCCAGTGCATATGCCTGGACAGATATATACTTATAAAAGCACTTCGTCGCGTGTATACAACGTATCGAATATTCGTTTTATTTCACGAACACAGGGTGAAGCACAAAGAAATTTGGTTTGGTTACACAGACTGCGAGGATGGTGCATGCCGGAATTTGGGACGCAAGGGGGTCAACAAGATTTAAGTTCTACTGTTTGGCCTGAGTGGGGATCAAATGATGCTGATGCTGAAAATACTGCAAGACAGCAAGCAGGTGGCGTTGAATTTAGTCGATCTGCTATATTAGAAGATCAAAAGAGAGCAACAGATAATTTTGGTGTGAATTTGTTGGGAACACCACCAGATGTATTATTTTTTAGTGCATATTCAACAAATGGCCAAGGAGGAGCGCACATAAGTCGAGTACCAGTAGTTATTCAACAGTTGAGCGTTCCATATCCAAGTGATGTTGATTATATTAATACTGTGGGTGGAGTTCCAATGCCAACGATAATGTCGTTGGATATTACATTAATAGAAACACATGCACCACAAGCATTCGAGCAATTTAATTTGAGTGCATTTAAACAAGGGTTATTGGGAGGATTCTAAATGGCTGCTGTAATTTCAAATTCAAAATCAACGAATGGTGCGAATAGATATACTCAAGGTGGTATTACTGATGAATTCGATAACCGTCTGGGTTGGTGGGAACGAATATCGTTGGTTCGATCATCTGATGATATTAAGTATACGGTTTCTAGTGCAGAAGCTCAACGTGCTGATTTAATTGCTTTCCGATTATATCAACAGGCAAAGTTGGGATGGTTGGTTTTGCAATATAACAACATTGTTGATCCAGCAACAGAATTATTAACGGGTGCTGTATTAACTTTACCCACGCCAACTCGTGTGGCATTAACAATAACATCAATATAATATGTCAAACCCTACTAATCGATTATCTCAGTATCGTACTTACTCATATCATCAGTTTTTATTGTTGTGTTCGAGTGCTAGTGTAGCAAGTTCAATTGGCAGTAGTAACACAGTCCTTTCTCAACTGCAACATCCAGCAGATAACAGATATAAAGTGCGATCAACACCAGGGGGATCTTATGTAACGTTGGTTGATGGAATGTCAGATGCACATTTGAATATAACAAAAGCAAGTTGGAAAACCGTAATAACACCAGCCACCAAAACTGCTGACGGTGCATATACTAGTTTAGGCCCCACATTGGATGGAGTGATAGACGTTTATGAACCAAATGGTGCATCGTTTCTTGAAATTATATCCGAGTCGTGTAGGCTTATGGGTGTTAGTCCAACATTGATGGTGTATGCATTGAAAACAGTTTTTATTGGCCATCCTCATGATACAAGTGCTTCGCCAGTATATATAAATAGCATTAGACCAATGACAGCCTTTGCTTATGATATTTCAGCTATATTCGATTCTACGGGGGCAAAATACAGAATACAAACTCGTGGTACTGTTGGAGGAACCAATCGGCAACAACAACAAGTATTTTCTGGTAAAGGTTTTAGTATTGATAAAAAAGATAATCCGACCCTAACTAGCACTATGGCCAAATTGCAAGCTTTGGCAAATAGTGCATATTCGGACAATGAAAAAGCATATAATAAATTGCAGCTAGAGGCTGGTAAAGAGTCCAAGACCCTACCGGTGCCACAACTGTATAAAATTGTTGTTGATAAAGCGTGGGAGGGTGATAGTATTGTTATGGGAGATAATGAGATTGAACGTCTTGCCAACGTGTTTGAAGATCCTATAGTTAATCTTTCTGCTGGAGCAGCGGATTCACTGACAGGTGCTGTTGAGACGGTGCTGAAAACATCGAAAACTATAATGCAAGCACAAGCATCAAAAAATCCAGGTGAAGGGTTAGAGCAACGTTTCGTTTATAGCATAACACATTCTGTGGATGTTGGTATTAGTGGTATTCCAATCCACACAATCCACATTGGAAAGAAAAAAGTATTGACAACACCTGTTGGAGGAAATACAGGAAATGTTGCAGCAAATTTAACATTTGATTACTTGTTTACTGGAAAAAACGTTGATATTATCAATTGGGATATGAAATTGAAACAAGGGTTAGCGTTATTGAGCATGATGGGAACTACAAACAGTTTGACAGATAACGCTGCAGATAGGAGAGGGACAAAATCCGAACAGGTAATTGATGATACCGGCCCACAATCTTCAGGGGGTAAAGAAATAACGAATTCTGCTCTGTATCCTGGTCTTCCTGTTGCAGCCACCCATTATAGTAATATGAAATATCCGGTAGCAACTGCAAATTTTCACAACATGTTGTCCAAACAGGCAGAGGCAGATGTTTTTGATACCACTATTACTATTCATGGCAATCCACTATTACTGGATGAAATGACTGTAAATCCTGGGGATGTGACTTCTATGAGCACTAGGACTAGTAAGGTGGGTGATGGAGCCCAAATCAATAACAATTGGATTAATGATCCAACGACAGTACGGATGAACGTTAAACTTCCTGTAAATCCTGATCAGTTGTCGGAAGGATATAAACCATTTTGGTTCAGAGGGTTATATAGAATTATTGAAGTTGAACACATTTTTAAAGATGGTAAATTCACGCAAGTGTTACGTTTATATGGTATACCTGGATCACACCCAGGTATGGAAAACAGTGGTGAGCAACCAGCTGCTAGTGTTGTTGTCGAAAATACGGTAACACCAAAAGGTGTAAAACGAGATCCTGTTACAAACAAAGTTAAACCCATTTCTCGGTCGGAATCGTTAAATTTTTCAGAGATTAAAGAGATTGCAATCCGCATTGCAAATGAGCAAGGTATTGATCCCAATTTGGTGTTGGGTGTCATAAAACAAGAATCAGATTTTCAAATTGAAGCAGTTAGTTTTATTGGGTGTTGTTTTGGATTGATGCAATTGTCACCCGTTGCAGCCGAAGAAGTTGGTGTCCCCAGAGAGGATTTGTTTATTGCTGAACAAAATATATTAGCTGGCACTAAATATCTAAAAAAACAATTGCGGGCTAATAACGGCGATGTAACAAAAGCATTGATAGCATATAATGCAGGACCAGGACGACTTCGACAGCATTTAGCTGGTAAATTTACGTTGTTGCAGGAAACTGAAGATTATATTGTAGAAGTTCCCAGGTGGCAACAACAATTTGCTGATGGTAGTGCATTGGAATTGCGGAAAGAAGCGAAGACAGCAAAAGTGACACCCGTACCTGAAATTGAAATTCCCAATGCAAAAATATTAAAAACAGCTGAAAACGAAACAGTTGAAACAATAAAAGCAAGAGCCCAATCATCCATAGATGGTGCAAAAGATAGTATAGTTGGATCGATTCCAGCGGGTTCAACATCACCAACAACGTAGGATAATTATGTTTTCAGATGACAGAGAGCAGGTAGGACACAATGATAGTAATTTGTATAGGGATATTACCATCGGTGAAGTCGTGGATACAAACGATCCACAACAGATGGGAAGAGTTCGTGTAATATGTGTAGCTATGGGCGATAACAAACAATCACTAATGAAAGATATTCCGTGGGCTACTGCTATGACACCATTGGGGGGGGTAACCGAAACCACCGAACGGGGGCGAGAAGGTATTAAATCTAATGGACCGATTGCATATGGAATGTGGAATATTCCAAAAGTTGGATCTCACGTGCTAATATGTTGCATCGATGGTGACACTAGATTTAGGGTGTGGTTGGGATGCCTTCATCCACAATTCATGACACACACGTTGCCTCACGGACGTTACATTGCTGATGGAGACCCAACTTTGGTTGGTCCACTTTCCAGTTCGGAAGGTATAATTGAGCCAAGTGGCCAACACCAACAAGTATCGTTTACACCAATGGAAACCAGTACTATTGTTCCAGAAGCACCATCACCTGGTAGTGATCATACTATAGCACCAGAATATGTTACACGTGGAGCTGATTATTCTGCTGCATCAGTGCGCGATGAAATTGTATCTGTTCCTGAAACAGGACCAATTTCTGTAGGCGATGACAATTTCAACGACATTATTGACGAGGTTGATGGAACCAAAATAAACCATCACAATGGGTATAAAAAAAGCAGAGTTGTTACAGATATTGGTTTCGGTTATACGGATGGTAACAATTATGATCCACAAGTATATTCGTGGACTACTCCAGGATTTCATGCAATAGCAATGGATGATTCTGCAAATAATTGTAGAATTAGATTGCGTACTACTCATGGTAATCAGATAATTTTAGATGATACCAATGAGCGAATATATCTAAGTACACCAGATGGAAAAACTTGGTTGGAAATGGATGAAAAAGGTAATATTGATGTGTATGCAAAACGCAACATCTCTTTTCATGCCGAAAAAGATATTAACTTTACAGCTGGTGATACCGTTAGGGTGAAAGCTAAAAATGGTATTCATCTTGAAAGTGATGATGAGATTCGTATTCACAATAAATCAGCGAATGGTGGTGATTTTCATCTTAGATCGGAAGCTCATATTCGCCAGCATTCCAAAGTGAATACATACGTTGAGGCTGATGGTCAATATCATCAATTGAGTGGATCAGACACTATAATGACATCTGGAAGTACTATGCACATAAAAAGTGGAGGGTCAACATTTGTTACTGCTGGAACTACATATAATTTAATAAGTGGTAGTGGAACTATGATGAAGGCTGGTGAAAATTTTAATATTTCAGCAACCAAAACTCAAGTATCTGGTCCGGTAACCATTGATGATCAGTTGGATGTGTTGGGTGCTGTAGTAACTACTAAAATTAGCGCATTGACAAGTGCTATTTCTTCACCAATTCATCCACACGGAGCTGTAAAACTTGGGATTGCTGCTGTACCTGTTGCATTGCCAGCGAGTAAACCAACAGGATCGTTTGAAGCATCACCAGCATTTGAATATCAAGCCTATTGGACTAATAGGATTCCAGAACACGAACCGTGGGCTCGTGGTATGACACAACCAATAAAAACTGACGCTATTGCTGGTAATACTCATGAAAACGCAGCTGAGTTTCCATATACTTCACCAAATATAGGTAAAGTTGAACGTGGACAATCATTGAAGAGAAATAAAAATTGGCACCGTTGATAAATAATAGATTGGAGGTGCGTCGATGATAGCACAAGGATTATATACTGGATTCTCAACAAAAGAATTTCAGCACACGAAGCAATTCGCGGTACACGATTTTAATATTGTTAAGGAAGATTTGTTAAATCACATCTATACCATAAAGGGTGAACGTGTGATGATGCCAAATTTTGGTACCAGAATTCCAGAGATGATTTTTGAACCACTTGATGAAATCACTATAGATATAGTGCGTGATGACTTAACTGCTGTTTTTGATTTTGATCCTCGTGTACGTACTTTACTTTTAAAAGTTGTACCTGATCACAATAACAATGCAATAAATGTTCTGGCAGATTTATATTATGTTGAATTAAATATGACAGACAGATTTACACTAAACATTCAATTTGAAAATGTATAATTGTTGGAGCAAGGGAGTGTGATTCGAACACGCATTCAATGATTGGACACCATTGTCTTACCAATTAGATGATCCCTGCTGGATTTGTTAATTGTTATTTATGACAAATCGTAATTTTCCACAATCCCAAATTCGTAAAATACCATTATTATCACAATTTTCTCGTTCGCTTAGATTTGGATCAAAGTTTTTTAATTTGTGTGGTAAATATTTTCTGCGGTAGTTAAATTTGTGATATCTGTTTATGTTTGATGTGGCATATGAATAATCTGGTGGGATAACTTTATCCAAAAGCCACCCAGTTTTAAAATATACATCACCCTCACTCCATCTGAGATCTGCAAAGCTAACTATTTGCTTCCAATTGTTTTGTGTGGTGAAATGTTTTAACAGCTTGCTAAACCCACCTACAATTGGTTTTGATGTAGCATATCTGGATAAGATGTGATAGTTTTTGTGTGCTGTAAATGAAACACATGCCACTAACTCATTGTTGTGTTTTAAGCCATATGTGATACTACCAAGTCCGTTTCCCTGAATGTGGTGATTGTCAAAAAATTGTTTTCGTGTGTCGTTGTCTACTGATGTAATATTAGTATTTCTGGCATACACCTTTTTATCTTCGTATATTCCTACAATAGATGATAATTTATTTTTTATCAAATTTGGGTGGGTTAACCACTCATCCTCGTATAATGTAATTAATCGTATACCCATATCGTTACATTTTAACATTTTTGATTGGTGATAGTGTTTGGTTTTTCCTTTTTGTTCAGAATGCCAATATAGACCACAATATTCTATTGCTAAGTTGTGTTGTGGTAAGTATATATCAAGCTCGAGAGGGGGTATTACAGTTCGGTTGTTGGTGTCCATTTCGATATTTAACGATGATAGAAATTCAGCAACTTCTTGTTCACCTACAGATTTTTGGTATAAATGTGTTTTTATTTCATGTGCATGTAAATACCGTCCTACCGTACCATCTGAGCATCCCAGTTGTTGTCCTATAATATATAATGGTATTTTCTTGGTGATGTGTTCATTGTACATCCAATCGTAATCATTTAAATGTTCCATTGATTGTTGTGTGATGTGCTGTTGATTGTAGTGATTATAATTAAATTTTGATTGAGATGTGGCAATACGTTTGTTGTTGGCTTGGTCTGGATACAAACAGTGGTCAATTTTGTGTTTCTTTAAATAACGTTTTACTGTACTCCAATCAACAGATAATAAATTAGCTATAGTTGGTAATGATAATTGTTTGGTTATGTGGTGGTCATATAACCAGTTGTGGTTATCCAGCATATTGAGTGGTAAGTGTTTCTGGTTAGGGTATTTAACACCATATAACACCATATTATTTTGTTCTCTCGTTTGTTTAATAGAATCTGCCATCATTGGATATTCCACACCATACAATCGCATATTTGTAGCTTTTATTCTATTTCTAATATCAGTGCGTTGCAATGAATATTCCACACCATACCTTTCAACATTTTGTTTTTTTATGCGGGCACGAATGTCCGGGGATGCGATTGGATATTCACAACCGTGTTTTTTAATGTTGGTGTATTTTATTTTTGTTGCAATATCTGGGTGTTTTGTTGGATGATCAACACCATATTTATCGATAATAGATTGTTTTGTTTTGTTTTTTATGGTGGATGATTGTTGTGGATATTCCACTCCGTGATTTGATAAACAAGTTTTTTTCTTTTTACTTTGTACTCCAGGGATGTTGGATATGTTTGTTACTCCATACTTAGCAATCAGTTTATTGTGTTGCGTTTGTTGAAATTCTGGATCGTTACATCTACATTTGGTAGAGCAATATTTGTTGAAGGCTTTGCGTTTTTTATTCCAATTAACTGATGCACCACATGCACATGATGGGAGTTCGTGAATATTTTGTGTGATTATAGTAGCTCTGGTGAAGCTAGAAGTATCAGATGGCATGAAACTCGTGGCCGCACACAAATCATTGATGTATGTTGGGTTATCTTTTTCAAATTTGATAATTTTTTGCCCCCATTTCAGCGATAAAATAGTTAAGGCAATTTCATTAATGGACATCATTATAAATATTGGTGTTATATAAAAAATATATTATACTACAATATGGGACATAATACAACATGGCAAGAGAAATAAGTAGAGCAGAAAGTTGGGAACGCGCACATGAGGTATTTTCTCAAATCAATTTTAACTCATTTGATTTCAACACTATAAAGGAAAGTTTGTTGGATTATATGAAGTTGTATTTTCCAGAGGACTTCAACGATTATATTGAATCCAGTGAATTTTTGGCCATATTGGAATTGTTTGCATATTCGGCTGAATTGTTGGCGTATCGTGTAGATTTAAATGCACACGAAAATTTTATAACAACAGCTGAAAGAAAAGAGAGTGTTTTACGTTTGGCTAAATTGTTATCGTATAAAGCTTCTCGTAATATTCCGGCACGTGGATTGGTAAAAATAACATCGATTCAAACTACCGAAAATATTAGTGATTCTGTTGGTAGAAATTTGGCTGGTAGAACAATTCTTTGGAATGATAATAACAACAATGATTGGAAAGAACAATTTTTGTTAGTTATGAATCGGGTATTAGAACAAGATTTTGGTACCGTTTCTCCTAGCGAGCGAGTACAAATAGAAGATGTATTGTTTGAATTGTATACTTGGAATAATACATCAGCCAATGCAGCTCCTGGTTCAATTATTGGATACTCAGCAAGCGCAATATCTGGTTCAGTTCCAATGGAATTAACACCAGTACAATTAACTGAAGATGGACCATCAGAAAAACGACCAGAACGCAATGCTAAAATGTCATTGCTATATGGATCAGATGGGTTAGGCGATGGTTCTGATACTACTGGGTTTTTCTTATATACTAAACAAGGTGAAATTCACGTAACTGAATCATTCTTTGATGGGGTAACCCCAAATCAAACATTTAATTTGGACGACGCAAATATTAATGATACTGATTTGTGGATAAATTCAGTTGAACCAGATACTCGTCAAATTGTTGTCGATGATCCATATGAACGATTGTTACCACATTTGGTGGCAGAAGATGTTCGATATGGTGAATGGGTTGAAGTAGATTTAGCAAATGCTCAAAACATATTGTTTAATACCAACAAGAACAGACACAAATATGAAGTAGAAACATTAGATGAAGATAAGGTGTTGTTGGTATTTGGTGATGGTGAATTCTCTGATATTCCAAGTGGTTCTTTTGACATCTGGTATAGAACCTCTGTAAACGATGATGTCACAGTTCAGAAGAATGCTATTGTTAATCAATCAGCATCTATTAACTATTTGGATGCTACCAATGTTGTTCAAACGTTAACGTTTAATTTCTCATTAGTAAATGCACTTCAAAATAACTCTCCTTCTGAAGAGTTAGAGCATATTCGTCGTGCTGCTCCATCTGTATATTATACACAAGATCGTATGGTTAATGGACGTGATTATAATACATTCATGTTGCAAGATCCATCAATTTTAAAATTACGGACCATAAACAGAACTTTTGCTGGTGATTCAAAATATATAGCATGGCACGATCCCAAAGAATATTACGAAAATGTAAAATTGTTTGGGGATGATTCTGCTATATATTGGGATGAACAAGTCCCCTTGGTTGGTGGTTTGGTTACTGTTAGCACCGGAATAACATCATCAGCATTAATGACGAATTACATAGAACCTTTATTGTGTAGCACGGATTTTTTTGCTAAATTGGGTCCAATATTGGAATCGTATGGTGGAAAATCTAGTGATTTGCGGTGTGAATTTACGAATAATCCGTACAGTTTTGACGTAAATAGCAATGAAATTGCTGCTATAACTGCGGCTTTAGATGCTGCTCAAACAACAACCCCTATTGTTGATCTATATTATTCGGTGTTGTATGATGAGTGGACAGTTGGAGTTGGCACTACCGGACATCCATGCGATTTGGAATCGTCTTCCCCACCTCATGATCCACCAACAATTTCAGGTTGTGTATCTGGACCATCAGATTCCATATTCATGATTCGGATAGAAGCTAATTTTACTGGTAGTACTTTGTCTGGGTGGGATGTTAAATGGCGTACTCGTCGTATGATTATTCAAAGTAATGATATGAAATTTTGGCATACTAATGGATCTAATCGTGTGGTAAACTTTGATACTTTAGATTCGAATCTGGATACTATTGTTGTATTATCTGCTAACACAAATGCTGATGGTACAGGATTGCTAGGTGAGAATAGAGAGTTTAATATATTGGGTCAAGAATTGATTGAACAGAATTTGCCTAATGCTGGCTTACCGGACATTCACAG